CATAGTAGTGGTTGTTGGAAACGTTAGCGGAATAAGGATCAACGTAGACCTTGATTCTGCCGTTCATGGTTCCGACTAGGAGGTTGCCAGTGTCATCAACTTCACCGATGGAAGGACCACCAGCGCCGCTTAGACCTGAGGAATAGTCGAGGGTGCCAGACATAGCGAGTGCAGAAGCAACATCAGCAGAAGTGATGATGAAGTTGCCCTTTCCTCTACGAGTTTGCTGAGCGATAGCGTTAGCATCACGCTCGATCTGGAACATTAGACCCTTGAACTTCTCAACTGACCAACGTCCGTTTGAATCAACGTCGAGGTCGAAGATACCAGCGTTAGCAACGTTGTTCTGAGCACCAGGCTTAGCAACGGTGTAAACGGTTCTTACAACTTCGCGGTTGATTTCAGCAAGGATCTCGCTGGAAAGAAGGTTAGCGAGTTCCTGCTCAGCATCAAGACCGTGGATTGCCTTGAGGTCTTGTGCTAGTTCTAGAGTATACTCAGCTCTGAGTGCTCTGGTCTTAGCGGTGACCGCAGTCTTCTCGATGCTGAAGTCCATTTCGTTGAATAGGGTCGCACCCGATCCAAGAACTTCTGCTGTTTCTCTAGGAATGTTGCCTGCTTGACGCTCATAGGTGCCAGTGTCGTTGAGGAGACCAGGGTTAGCATCAGTAGTGCCGCCATCGCCAAGAGGAGCGACGGGATCGTTGTATGCTGCAGGACCCTGAGTGTTTCCAGAGAAGTTAGCATCAGGCTCGTTGTAGAGTGCCTCAGCACCTGCACGAGTGTTGTAGTGCGACTTCATCGCAAAGATTAGTCCAGTAGGACCGCTCATTGGTTGAACACCGCAGATGTCGTATGCTACGAGGTTAGGGGCAGCACGACGGATTAGGGAGATCATTACAGGATCGAAACCTGCAAGTCCACCAGTCTTGGTATCGAGACCTGAACCGCCTAGGTTATTGCCGTGGGTTAATCCACCAATAGCACCAACAGTGCTTGCCTCGTTGATCATACCACGCTCTTCGCGTAGTTGTCTTTCTGTGTTTTCTAACAGAACAGCGGTAACAGCCTTTCTATAATTGTCTTTGATTGCGCCAGCGCCTTCATGACCTAGAACAGGTGACCACTTTTCTGTCAGAGCTTGTGCGTTAAACATTAGTTTGCTCCGATTGAAAAAGGGGGGTTATTATTTGGACCAGCGATCGAGTGCTGAGAGATATGCTGCGATAGCAGGCGATACTTCTTCTGCACCCTCTACTGGGGTTTCATCAGCAACCTCTGCGGGGGCAGCGATTGATTCCTTGAAGTAGCTCTCCTTGATGGTCTTGACCTTCTTGGAGAATGCCTCTTCAGAAACAAACTCTAGACCCTCAGCAAGTGCTGCGAGTTTTTCTTTCTGAGTATCTGCAAGTCCTTCTGAAACAGTGTTCAGAATGTTTAGTTTAGCAGTCTCATTAAGACGATTTTGTAGTTTCACATTTGCCTTGACCTGTTCGTCTAGGCGCTCTTCCATCTCACGAATTGTGTCAGCCATACCTTCAACCACATCGACCTTTTCGTCGGGGATTGCGATATAGTGCTCTTCAAAGAGACCCTTGAGACCTGCGATGAAGTCTTCGGTGATCTCATTTCTGATGCCACGGTCAATAGCAACTTGATTTTGCTCCATCCATTGACCGATAGCGTAGTTCACTGTGCCGTCTACTTCCTCGGAAAGCTCTGCTTTAGCAGCAGCTACTTGCTTATCGAGTTCAGCAGCAAAGTGCTCTACAAGTCTGTCATACTCTTCAGAGATTTTTGCCTTGACAGCAGCTTCGAAAATTGTCTTTGCTTTCTCGGCAAACTCTTCAGAGAGTTCGGTGCCTTCTACTAGAGCGGCAACGTCAGCGGAAACATCGAGGGACTCAAACGATGGTTTGATTGGATAACCAACTGCGCCACCCATGCTGGTTCCATATGCTACTTGAGCACCAACTGAAGGTTGTGGATCCTTACCAGGCTTACCAGCGGTTGAGGTAACACTGCCATCTTGCGAAACAGGTGCTGCCGCTTTAGCGCCAGGGTTCTCCTCGCCATCATCATCGTGCTCGTTAGGAGTGGTGGAAGTTCCACCTAGATCTGCAGCTGCAGATTGACCAGGAGCAACCGATGGTTGAACTGAGGGCATAGGATCCTTTCCGCTACCAGAACCAGTCTGTGCGTCAGAAACCTGAGAGGGTTCACTACCAGTGCCAGGGATAACGTTAGCAGAAACCGTTGGCATTGGATCGCCAGCTTCTACAATCACCTTTTGCTCGGTAACGAACTCCTCAAATTTTTCGTTTAGCATATCTGACATTTGAGTTTACCTCGTAATTTCCGTATAATTAATCTAAGTTTATTTATAGAATCAAAGTTTTCCAAGGAAATCCTCAAACACTTTGAGGGTCCTTGCTTCCAGATCACGACGAGACTCGTCGATGTATCTGCGGTATTTATCAACTTTTGCTTCCTTGAGAATTCCGTTATCCCAGACCCACTCTTTACCTTCCATAATTCCGTTGACGAATGCGTCAGGTGCGGAAGGATCTGCTACAATATCAGCAGCAGTGGTGAGCATGAAGTCATCGCGGACAACTGAGATACCTTCTGATTTTTCGATGCTTCCCATACCACGGGAGGAAACACCAAGTTGAACGCCTTCATCTAATAGAGACTTAGCGATCTTACCCATTGGAGTATCTAGAATTTGTGCCTTGCCCATGAAGTTATTACCTTCAGCGCGGAGACTTACAATTCTGTGTGATACTCTGTCAAGGTTGATGGTAGGACCATCGGGATGACCCAACTCACCAAGAGCTCTCTTGGTTTTTACATACTCTTCGTTGTATCTCCCTACCTCGCGGTTGAGAACATCGAATGGGTATCTGCGACCATTGCGATTTGTTAGTTCTGATTGAAGAAAGACACCCTCAATGTATAGTAGTTTCTTTCCGTCTTTTTCTTCAGTGAGAATTTGAACGTTTTCAATCTGTTCCGTTATCAGTTTCATCGGTTTCGGTCTCGGTTGGTTCATCAAAGAATGTCTTCGCAACAACCTGCTTATATGTCGCCATAGCATCAGATGCTTTAGCAAAAAGCAGATCATGAATAGCATCAATAGCAGATGCCCTGTCATTGTCGCTGATCTTATCAACGATATTTACAATGCCAGGTTCAGGGTTATGTTGTTCCATAATAACAATTCAGTATAATTTATTTATTGTTTGAAGAAGGTGAAGGCATTTTCTTTGCCTTATCTACTTCTCTATCAGAAGCAGCATCCGCAGCAAGTTCGTTTCTTTCCGCAGCATCATCTGCTTGCATTCCTTGAATTTCAGGACTGAAAGCAGTATTTTGTTGCGTCATTGTATCCAACATATTCTGTTGAGATGGATCAATAGCAAGACCAGAAGCAATGTCGCCCTTCATTTGCTTATCAATTTCCTTCACATCTTTCTCAGTTTGACCTAAGATTTCACGGCGAACATAATCGACAGAGAAATACTTACCAACGAAAGGATCCATTTGAGTGACAGTCATCATTCTTTGGTTCATCATTTCAATCTTTTTCAGTTCATTGAAATGATTGTCAAAGAGATAGTCATACTGGATATGCTCCTTCATGTCATCCCAGTCTTCTGGGGAGATTACTCCCTTGAGGATGAGTTGGGTCTTGAGAATATCGTGGAAGAGTTCACTAAATCTCTTACGAAGTCTTCCGATGAACTTGGTAAACTTGAGTTCGTCACGGAGGACTTCAGTTGTTTTACCGAGGTTAAATCCTTTGTTATCGTCGGTAAGACGAGAAGGAGGAAGGTTGAGAGAATTGTAGAGTTTCTTTTTGAAATACTCAACATCTTTGAGTTCGCCTAGGTTCTGACCACCAGGAAGAGTTGTGATCTCAGTTCCTCTACCACCTTCGCGGCGAGGAAGCCAGAAGTCTTCCAGCATACTCATATGCTTTTTGTCATCACGCATCTCGCCAGTGTTTGCGTCATACACTAGCTTGTTGCGATAGCGAGACATCACATCGCGTAGGTATTGTTCCGCTTTTACTTTGGGAAGATTGCCAACGTCAATGTAGAAAATTCTACGCTCAGGTGCGCGTGATAGTCTGTAGATAACAAGACTGTCTTCAATCATTCTAAGTTGGTTGAGTGACTTGATTGCCTTATGAAGGAAACCTAAGGTCATTCTTTTGTTCAAATCTTGTAGACCTGAAGGGCAGAAGGTGATGCTATCAACTGCCATCTTCACACCTTGTGAAAGTGACATGTCACCAACTGGACCTAGGACACCACCCTTATAAAATCCTTTTGGATTATAAAGATAGTAGTCAACAAACGTACCATATTCATACTCAAGTGCCGTGCCTTTGATTGCTGCTTTCGCTAGAGCATCTTTTGGAGAGTTGTCAATTTTTTGACGGACCTTCTTGATCTTCATTGGATCAATATAACGAAGTTCCGTAATACCTTTCTTTGGATTATCTAGATCGATTACTTTGTGGTAGAATAGTCTGCCATCGATATACCAAGTTCTGACAATCTCATGTGCGCGATTGTCAAAATTCAACAGACGTTTGATATACTCAAACTCATTACGAATTCTATTTTTTACTCCGTTACCAACTTCGAGATTGTCTAGGTTGATTTCCACGGGAGTATCGTGGGCGTCGCTAACAATAAATTCGTTAACAACTTCGTCTACCGCACTATCCACCTCAGGGTGAATTGCCATGTCACGATAACGACGGATCATCTCAAACTCATTGCGAGCTTGATTATCCGTATCTACATACGTTCCATAATACCCACCTGCGGCAACGGCGATGGGTTCATCAGCAGAAGGAGGGACAGGGGATTGCCCCTTCTGTCCCTCCTTTCTGTTAATCTGGAAGCCAAATAACTGACTCATGATTAAAATACAAACAGTTGAGCGTTCAACTATTTATCAGACTACGCCAATGGTAGAAACGCCAGCGCGTGATCCACCTTCTGCGGTGAAGTAAGAATACTGCCACTCAACGGTAAATTCTTCGATCTGGTCATTGCTATCATAAGCAAGATCGATAGAAGAAACATTAGTTGGGAAGCAATACTTCAGAGTATACTCTCTGAGGATAGCGCCTTCTTCGCTAGCATCTTTTTCAAGTTGCTTAACGCCAAGATCAGCCATGTAACCATCGCTGTTGTTTGGAGTAAAGAGAGGAGCGGTGTTGCCCTCGTGAGTGTTGATGCTGTTTGCCCACTGTTCAAAGAACGCACGGAGTTTGAAGTCCTTATCGTTGAAGAAGGTAGTGGTCCAAGTATCGAAGGTTCTATCACCTGCGATCTTGACTGTTCTACCACGGAATGGAACTTCGATAACACCTAGGTTTGAACCTGGGAGTGCAGCAGACTTACAAAGAATGTTTGTAAGATTTTGATCTTCAGTTTGTAGAGCAATAGATGCTGGGAACTGAATATCGATCAGGAACATGTTGGGCTTCACGCCCTGACCGATAGTTTGTAGGAATTGACTTACGTTTGACGATGCCATTGTTGTTTACCTCGTGTTGTTTTCTCTATAACTAATTATCATCTACCGACGACTTCAGCGAACGAGACGCCCGTTCTAGTAGCAGTAACTGTAACTGTTACATAGTTGATAGAGCGTGTAGGCTTGAGGTAGAGTTCAGCGACAAACTCATTTCTGTCGATAACTTCAGGAGTGTTGTTGCTTTCATCGCAAACAACCAAGAAGTCTGTTAGACCTCTGCGTGCCTGAATTTCCGATAGGTATGAACCAATCGAAGCAGCAAAACCGCCGCGAGTTGTGCTATCGTTCTGCTCGAAGAGGACGCCTTCAGCAAGTGCTCTTGCTCTCTTCTCAACATTGAGGAAGAGACGGCGAACATTAATTCTGTCGAATGCAGAAGGTGAAGCAAGACCAGTCTTATCTCCAAAGAGAACAGGACCAGAACCAGGCATAGAAACGATTGGGTTAATTCTTGCGGTGTATAGATCGTCGCGTTGTGCTTTGTTAGGATTGAATGCTAACTTAACAACATTCTGTAGACCACCACGATTTAGACCTGCAGGTGAGAACCAGTCGTCTAGAATTGAAGAAGTGGAAACACAGAGACCAGCAACATCACCATTGCAACCGACATAACGATACTTATCGTTGAAGCGATCGTAGGTATACTTAACACCACTATCTAGAACAACATAGGAAGAAGATCCGATGTTATCATGGAAAGCAATTGTGTTTACTAGTTGTGCTGCAGGAGTTAGAGCAGTACCACCTGAAGTTGCTACCTGAGTTCCAGACCAAGGTGAAATGAATGCGATGCAATCCTTTCTGCTATTAGCAATAGCAGCAACTGCCTGTGCCTTAGCGATTGTATCACTCTCGTTAGCACCATCTCCACCCATTAGAACAAAGTCAACGGTGGTCTGTTCGGTGTCTAGGAACTCGTCATACGCTGCTTGAATTTCGCCAGCAGAATATGCGTAGTCATCAGTACCACCCGATAGAGCGCCACCTGCGGTAGGTAGAATTCTTGCTAGAGCAAGAGGAGCAGCAGAAGTAGCACCATATGATGCTGCATCTGCACCAGGATCTTCACCAACTGTGGTTACTTCAGCAGCACTTAGAGAAGCACCAGCATAAACATAACCTGAATACTCATTAACATAATCCTTCCAATAGGATGAAGCACCCTCTGGAGTTTTTGCATCAGATAGTTTTGAGAGATAGGTCATTCTCTCAACAACTGTATTTGTAGCTTCGTTAACAACAGCAACGTGAACTTCGTCGTATGAAAGATGACGCTCAGAAGCATATGCTGAAGTGCCAGGACGAGGAGCGATTGCCTTGTATGTTAGACCAGTTGAACCGATTGCCTGCGAATTGTAATCCCAAGCAACTGCGGTGTCTGTTCCAGCTGGAACTGGAGTAGTTGTTCCAACAACAGCAATAGTATTAGCATCAATTACTTCATATACTTCATATGTGCCATTTTGTGCTGCGTATGAACCACCAACGGATAGACTATGAACTGCTGATGTGGTAATCACCCAATCAGCACCACGGTCAACGATTACAACGCGAAGGTTGTTGCCCTCAGCGCCAGCGTAACGAGCAGCAAACTTTTCGGAAGTTACGCCAGCATCGAAAGCATCCTTATCACCGATAAGAACACCACTGCCACTTTCGGTAGCATTTAGAACTGCGGTCGCTGCTCTAACAACTGCTAGTTGTCCGCCATAGCGGAGGAATTCAGCAGCAACCAACCAATCGCCAGCGTTAGCATCGACTGGTGTGCCGAAAGTATCAATCAGTTCTCTCTCAGAACCAATTCTTGTAATTTTGCCTACGGGTCCAGTGCGGAATGAAGAAGCAAAAGCACCTACAAGGGAGGTTGCTCCAACTACTACAGCATTGGATAAATCACTTTCTCTAATAATAACACCAGGCGAGACTTGACTTGCCATTTTTGTACCTCTTTAGATATCAAATTTATCTAAATCTATTTAGATTTTTGACTTGCTCAGAGGTGGTGAACAATACATGAACTACCAATCTGGATATCCCCAGTCAGAGAATGGATCACGCTTTTTCCTACTATCTATTACTCTTTTGACTGTACACTCCTTACACTCGTAAGCATATGCTGACGGATGACCTTTCTTACTTTTTCTTGTCAGATAAAACTCAGAGATCAAGTCCTTCTTCTCTCCACAGGATCTACAGACCCTTTCTCTGAAAAGAAGATGTTCCAGACTGAACTGATCCCCAATATCCATCAGTAGTTCCACATATAAGAGACTTCTTCTTGGGTGTTTCCATACTCCCACAGATTGCCGTCTGCATCAGTGAAGGTATCGTCGCCCATGCCATCATCAATAAACCCAAAAGGAGCCATGTCTTGCTCAATCTGATTTCTCTGTTCTTCATAAATTCTCCTTCTGATATCTTGATCGGTCATCTCCTTGAAATATTCTTGCATGACTAACCATGCAAAGAGAACCATACACATTACAAGATCATCATGGTATCCTTCATCTGCTTCCCATGCCTGTTTCTTCTGAACAAATGTGGTAAGCTCTTGGAAAATCTGGAAGTCGTTAAACAATAACTTGTCTTCCTCAATAATTGCTTTGAGGTTGGCGCAACCAATTTTCTTGACGGTCACGCTCATCTTCACACCTAGTTGTGTTTTGTTTCCAGAGAAACCTTGTCCAACAATCTGCCCAGCTCTCCCTCGCATCGCACACATAAGGACGTTAGGATATTCGAGATCGTAGTTGAGAGTTGCAGCAATACTATCGCCAATGTCATTGACTTCTACCAAAACGTAAGGGTTATTATATTCTTTACAGACTTGGAAAATTACTGAGGGAAACAGTACAGGTTTAATCTCATTATTTCTGTACTTCGCAACGATCTTATACGGCATCGTGGTGATATCAAACACGATGAAAGCACTATAGTCGCCACCAATTCCTCTGGCAACGTCCACAGTAATAATATATTCGTGATCCTTTTGCACTCTCTCATACACGTCAAGTCCTGCATTGCTCTGTATGGGATCTGCGAAAGGAATAGTTTGTAGTTTAGATGGACTGATAAGTGTATCAGCAGATCCAAGGAAGTCGCACTCAAACTCCTGTGCGAACTGCCGTGGTGATGTGTTCTTGATCGTCTCTTCTTTCCACTTAGCATCCCTTCCTGGGACCTGCGACCAGTGGACTTCGTTGGTGATGTAATCATTCTTACCTCTCCTAGCATCTTCCCACATCTTATAGAAGTGGTTCATGCCATTCGGCGTTGAGATGATTATGACTTTCGTTGATTTACCAGAAGTAATAGTAGGATAAACAGAGGCAAAGAATTGCTCCGCAACATGGTTTGGAACGAAGGCGAA